CCGCGAAATTACATCTGAAAAATCACAAACCATCTATGCCGAGGCGGCAGCCGAATTAATAGGGAAGAATGAAAAAATAAAAGAATATCTACTCACATATGCCAAGATAGTAGAACTGAATGCTAGGTATGCCCCGCTAGCGGATTATATATCGGTGCTTTATACCCCCGATAAAATGGATATTAAAGATGAGACTTGAAGACAAAGAACAGATCGCCTTTATCGAATATATTAGGCACAAAAATAAAGAGGAGCCTTTTTTCCACATTCCGAACGGCGGTAAATTAGTCGCGGCCTTTGGCAATAAATTAAAAAAAATGGGAGTAAAAGCAGGCGTAGCCGATCTTTATTTCATGCGCTTTAAAAGTTTTGTAGAGCTTAAAACCATTAAAGGCTCCCAAAGCTTAGCGCAAAAATATTTCCAACAATGGTGTGCGGGAAGCGCCCATTCTTATTATTTATTGCACGGCCTAGACGCGGCCATGCAATGGTATGATGAGCAATGCTTACAGTATGAAAGGGAAGGAAAACGAAAATGGCTCACTGAAGAAGAAATTGATTTGAGCAGTTACTTAATAACACCAAATCATAATAATTAATAAGAGCGCCACCCATTCAATCATTATTTTCTTTCTCAATCGTATGTCCTAAGAGATCTTCGAGGACTTTTTCATCTTCCAGTTGTGAGCCTTCTATCTTTCCGATGTCCTCAAAAAGCTGATGATTAAGGGATTGTTGCGTATGATATTCGCCGTCTTTGCGATTAATATAGGCGATCCAATCTACCTGTTTAATCGTTTGTGACATTTCATCATCTAAATGATCGAGCCGCGAGTCATCTTGGATCATGGATTTATTAAGCGCATTCACGCTTTGGATGGTATTTTTAAAGGTCTGATACACATTGTTCATGGTAGTAACAATCCCCCCTACTAAAATAGCAATCAACGATCCCAAAACGCTTTTTTTGTGGGTTTGCAGGCAGAACGCTACAACTGTTTTGAGAAATTTTTTCACATTTCATTGTTTCCGCCTGCTTGTCTATTGGAGCGCCCTATACTACAGATGATTTAATTTCCTTCTTGGCTTTAGAAGGTTTGGCAACCCCGGGCCTGATGGGTTCGTCAGGTTTTTCTTCTAATCCAAAACTATCTGATTTTAAGAGTAAAATATTCTTGCCCGTGCTGATATTGCCAACATACGTTAAACACATGTCAAAACTAACAATATTATTCGAAGAAGAGTCGGTGACAGTGCAATTATTTAACACAAAGGTCGCGTTATTGTTCATTATATTAAGGGAAGTATCAATCGTATAAAGGGTATTAGAAAATGGCACCATCACGCCATTGCGCGCATAGAGATCGGTTCCATTATAGGGACGCGTAATATATTTAAGCTGCGTATTCGTATAAGTTAACCCTACATACGTAAAACTATTTCCTACATTATCTTCAAGCGGCGCTGTCGAAATCATCACGACTTGCTTATCAGCTGCGACCCAATCCAAGGATGCAAGCGTTAATCCCTCTGACGACACTAAATAACCAATCACAAAATTTTCTGTGACTGTTGAGGGAATAATGAGTTTGACTTGAATATCTCGCAACGATTTCATGTATTGTTGCGCAGCAACAGTTAATCTAATCATGATTAAATTCCTCCTTTTTGCCTTTAAAAATAATATAAGAAGAGGGCTTAACACTTCCCTCTCCACTTTCTTTTTCAATCATACCATCCATTTTTAAATCATACATAATTCCTTTTTCTAAATAACGCAAACTTAGCTGTCCCTGTTGCATTTTTATTTCGGTGAGCTTATCCCATCCTAGTATTTCATTAGCAATCAATTCTTCGGCCGGATTAATAGGAGCCAGCCACTTCACACATCCATCATAATTTTGAGAAGTATGTGATTGACACATATATTGGTCACAACCACTCCAATACGCCCCTACTTGTATAGAGACCTTGTCCGCATTTTTCATCACTAAATGCACCCATTTTACGCTCGCATCCCACCATATTTCAAAATCATTCCAGGCGGGGGGTAAATTAAATTGGAAATCTTTTTGAAAAACCTCATTCTCTCCTGTCGCTCCCGTGATAATAGAAACGGGCGTCCGATTAAATTGACTAAAAGTACTCATGCGACATTCTTCCAAAATTGATGCGCCACCCACCCATTATTAAAAGCCGCCAAGTTATAAAATGTAGTCACCCCTTCATAAGGAGAGGCGCCGGTTTGAACGTGTAAAAATCCTGACATTTGGTTAGGAATGCCGCTTTCATAGCGAAACGGCGCCGACGGAGGAATAGTCGTTGAAGTTGTATTAATATACACATCCGTTTCGGTGGATGAAATGGTGCCAGAATGATAATTATTAACCCTGCCGATTGATTGTATAAGATTAAACATATAATAATAGCCGTATGAACTGCCAGTTACTTTAAAAGTAAAATAATACCATTCGCTAGTGTGATCCCAATTGAAGGAATAAATATCGGTATCTTCAATGGTAACATCTTCGCTATAACCATTGTAGGACGCATTATTAAACGTCGCTGCTCCTTGCGCGCTAAAATCAGTAATGATTTGACGATTATTGCTCATTCTTTACTCCGGCAATCCAATGGGGATATACCACCCAGTGATACTTACCCCTGACCATCCTCGAAAAGCGTCTAATTCCAGATGAATACCGCTGCCACTGGTCGTCGCTTGTGTGACATCTAACAAAAGGCGATAGGCGCTATTTTCATCGGTTAATGCAATCAGCGTATCAATGGCGCCGTCCGCTGTCAAGTAAACGCTGCTACTCCCGCTAATCGGCATGTAAGCAGGCGTCGGCAACGCGGGAGCAGTCGGGGTTGGCGTAATCAAAATAGGGACTTTTTGCGTGGTGACGCCACCGCTTAAATCGACATTCTGATCGGGATGGAACAAGAGATTAAAATTAGCCCGCATGACAACAGTGGAAGAATTATTGGTTAAGCTCAATAAAGCATTCGTGACATTGTAATTGAGGGTAAAATCAATTAAAAAAGTGGTGACTCTTACAATTTCCACATCGCCGCTATCGCTTGGCGTGATGACCTGATTAAAAGGAACAAAGGGAATGGTCGTTGCGGTATTACTGGCATTCGCTACAAAACAATTCGTACCATCCGTTGAAAGCGTCACAGCGCCATAAGGTTCATTGATGAGGTAAGTGGATGCGCCATCAATCGTTTCGGCGCTTTCACAACTGATGGTCAATATATTCGAAGCGCTTAAATTTCCCGCCGTATCTTTAATATAAATGGGAAAACGTTGTTGGGTAATATCAAGAGTTGCAATGGTGAGAGTAGGATTAGCCGTTGCGGTATTAACATAAATTACATTTTCGCCGCTTGTGGTAAGCGTAGCGCCATCAAGAGTAGCTTCGATTAAACGGCTACTGTTCTCAAGAAGACGAACAGCGCTCATTAAACGGCCGCTATAATACGCACACGCGCGCCGTACACATCTGATCCGCCGAGCGTTCCGGTGCTGACTGTGACTAAACTAACATCATTAATACTAGTTCCTCCTGGCCCACTATAAGCGGCCATACGAACAACTGCTGTGTCTCCAGCGTTCACTTGGCCAGACCAATTTAAATTAGGATGAGCCACCCAGGTATTATCGCCTAAATAGCCATATTCAATCGTTTGACGGGCCCCGGCGATACGTAATTCAATTAAATATTCAACAGTCCCACTCGCAGCGGCCGTTAAGCGCATCATGTTGAAGGAAAATCTAAAATCATAATATTTAGTTTGCAAAAAAGTGGCGGTGACTCCATTAAAGGTTAAATAATCACTGGACATTGAAGAGCCTAATATCACATTTTGCCATGTATCTAACACAGAAGTGCTTTGAATCCCCGTATTGACGGTGGCAAGCGCCACTTCCCACTTTTGGGAATTAGCTTGAATAAAACAATTTGTACCGTCGCTATTGATTTGCACACACTGAAAAGGAATAGTTATCGTATAATCAGTTTGCTCATTAATGGTTTGGCCGCTTTCACAATTAATAGTTAAAGGATAAGTAGGGCTCCTACCAGTGCTGCGATCCTGAATGATGATAGGGAAACGTTGTTGCGCAATGTCTTCATCAGAAATAGTAAGCACAGGACTATCAGGTGGTGGCGTATCCACATAAATCACATTTTCGCCTTGGGTTGTATAAGAGGCGCTGGTGAAGTTTTGCGTTAAACGGCGTGAACTGTTTTCAAGGGTTTTAATTGCAACCATTACGGCGCGCTCGCCTCCCATTGATAAGCCATATTATAAAAAGTTCCACTGGTTGAGGTCATGCGCATACCCGGAAAAAAGACCAGTTGTCGTTGTTCACCGGTGGCAAAAATATAATTAACGGCAAAGTGACCCACTCCATCACCATCGTCATTCATGTTATAGCTTGTATTTAACGTACCATCGTCACTTAAATAAATTCCGCCGGCTGTTACCGTCAAGGTACTGCTGCCTGTTGCAATCGGATACTGAGATTTACTGATGATAAAATTTCCTTCAAAATAAGCGCTGATGGTATAACTTCCCGTATCGGCGTTTTTAAGCAAAAATTGATGGTTCGTCCCATCCCAGGACAACGTCAATGCACTTTCAAAGGTGATTAAATCTTGGTCGCTGTTAATATTATTGAATGATATTTTATTTTGAGAGCGCGTTAAATTGGGATAAACATTATTCACCGTCCAAATATCGCCACTTGAATCACTATAGAAGATGTAGGCGCCCCCGGGACTATTAATATTAACGCTCCCTCCTAAAGCGCCCCCATTAATATCGCCGCTTTCGGAAAAAATATTGATAGGATAGTCATTAGCGGAATATTCCTCATCTTTCACCATGAGAATACCACCAGCATTGGCGATTTCGTCCGCGCTAATCGTCAGCGTAATAGGAGAAGCTGCCGTCGCTGAACGACATCCAATATAAGAGTGTCCTCCTTGAGCTGTATAAGAAGAAGTGGCAATGCTCACAGCGCCGCGCCCAGTTGAAAAAAATGTACTCATAAATTTATACCAACGTTTTCAAGGTTGCCTCTAATTCCACCGATAAGGCATCTGCATTATTAATATCTTCAAAAAGTTGAGCGCTCGCAGTCATCTTGAAATTTCCCGCAATGCTACGCACGGTTACGCTGAGAGCTTGCATATCTCCAGGGTTATTTAAAGCATTGAGCGAATTGGAGGCTGGATCAATATGGAAATAAGCATAATCAGTCGAGGGGGTAGACGCGGGTAAATTAGTTTGGCCAATGGATTGGCGCGCTCCCCCGTCTTCCGAATAAGTAACATTAATATAATTCATCCGAGCCGCAACCGTTGTACTCGCGAGTACGAGCCGTAATTGTGGTTGAAAAGCGCTTTCTACCCAGCCAATATAGATACCAAGCGTAGCATTACCGATTAAATTATCAATATCCCCAGCGCCGACGATTTGTTCGGCGCGCACTACTTGGTCAAATGGAGTGTAACTCTCCAGGGTCTGTAGATTGACCGCGTCTTGCGCTGAAACCGGATCGGCAACGTTGGGGATTAACTCGTTATTCATATCGAGCGCGACAAAGCCGCCAAGCGCCGAGGAATTAGCAATTAAGGTGATGGTATCAAGCGCGCGTGTGGCCATAATTTTAACTCAATATAATTTGGGTGCCATCATTGTCTAAAACAAAGGCGCCATCATTGTCGACTAATTCAATAGTAATGGGGGTAACATCCTCCTGGAAAATATTGTTATTCATCATCAGCAATAAATATTCGGCGGTTTGATAACAATTTCGGCTTGTGCTCATTAATTCCATACTCCCACATTGAGGAGCGCCGTAGGATCAGTACCCGTTTTGACGCGTACTGCGCGCACCGGCAAAAAGCTTCCCACGCGCATCGTAAACGTTTGATCCACTAAAATATTTTCGCCACTCACTATATCCAGCACAATAGTGGCCGTATCGGTATCCGCATACGCTAAATTAATCCAGGTAAATACTTCCCGTTCAGTATAATAAGCCGCGTTAATCTGTCCTAAATACATATCAAATTCAGTGCTGGTAATGGCTTGAATGATAGGGGTATTGAGACTGACCTGCCACGCGGGGGCGTCTTGATTAACTCGATTGACTGTGACGGCCACTTTTTTATCTCCTTTTGTTCGTTTGGACAATATTATAACAAACAGATTTTAAAAACACTAAATTTTTTATGAAAGGATATTTACTTTTTGTTGAAAATTACTTTACAATATTGTTTTATTAAAGAAGTGGAGAAAATAAATGAGCAATCGGAAAAATCAACGTAAAGTTTTTGATATTATTATCTTAGGAACTGCCATTATTTGCGGTATTTTAGAATTTAGCGGCGCAATTAGTGATAGTACAGCGATGTATATTATTATAGGCGCTGTTCTTCTTTCAATAGTTATTCGTCCCTATATCAAAAAAGATGATGACCAATGATTAATGAAAGGGGGCGCTTCCTAAAGCGCTTCCAATATAGCCTGCGCGTTTAGCGGCGCGTGGGCTTACTTTAAAATTTTTATTCGCTATTCCTTCCAATAAAGAAGGCGCTAATTTATCCAACAATTTGGAAAGGTGAGAGCCGGCCATTCCTCCCACAATTGAGCCTCCCGGTATTCCTAAGGTACGTCCAAGCATTGAACCCCCAATCGTAGCGCCGGTTTGAGTAGATGGAATTTGTGAAGGAAGAATCTTAGAAACCATCAATTTTTGAGCTTTTTTACCTTTAATAATCTCTTTATATTGATCGTGCATTTCATCTAACGCATCCCAATATTTTCGCTCCTCTGGCGTAAACATAAAATTCCGTTGCTCGGGCGATAATGATTTACCGGCTTTCCCTACTTTAGAATACATTTCTTTTAAAAAGCTTCCTAAATCAAAGCCATTCGTTTTTTGATGTTTCGCATAAAATATGTTTTTAAGATGTTTCGCGGCTAAATCTTTATCTTTGAGAAGAGTACCTAATTTTTCCATACTGCCCGGATCATATTCACTATGTGTTGGCAAAAATCGGCTTGTTAATTTGGCTACCGGCGCAGTTTCTTTTAAAAAGTTAGGCGTCGTCGTATCAATCACATCTTCATCAAGACCGCTTGCTTTGGCGCTTTGAATATTCGGCGCTTTCTCAAATTTTGCTAACTTATCCTTGTCTAAATGCTCAAGAATTTGCGAAAAGTTTTTATCTGAAGTATAAGGGACAACTTTGTTAGCCCACTGCGTTTGCGCTTCATTATAAGCATCTCCTAATCCTTGTTTATTCAAAAATTTTCCTAAATCATAATCCAAAGCTTCTGCCGCTTCATTATAGTTTCTTGCAAGTTCAGGATTAGACTGTAAATATTTACGTCCTAATTTCATTAGATTGCTTTTATAGAAATGCACATCTTGTGGATTAACGGCTTCCATATCAGGCGTTTCAAGCCCGCGATAAGGTAATAATTTTGCGCTGCGATAACGCGGCAATCCCATCCGATAATTGCGATAATTTTTAAGGTCGGATTTTTCCATCGGCTCAACTAATCCTTTGGCGCTTCCTCCAAATACTTCATCATAAAGCGGTCTTACCCCTTGGCGCGCTTCGGAATATTTGCGCACTAACGAATTTAATAAATCCTGTGAAGCTTCCGTACTCGTTGGCCGTTTCTCCTGGTTAATTTTACTAAGCGTATTTTCAAATTCCGTCTCAAGCTCCGTAGGAGGAATTTCGGGAGCGGCCCGGGGTAATAATTTAGGAATCGTCTCAAATCCTTTTCCAAGCGCTCGCGCTCCTCCTTCGCCAATTAATCCGCCAGCAGCGCTCATGAGCGCATTTGCTTTACGCGAACTATCAGGAGAAGTATCGGCATAGCCCGCTACCGCTCCACTTCCCATTGTCTTAGCAAGACTTTTTAAGCCCGGTTTTAGACCGCTTACCATGCTTTCAATTACGGGAAGTTTGGCACCTACGCTTAATGCCTTCGAAGCAGCGCCAAAGGGAAGTGCAAAACCGGCTACATCCCCTAAAAATGCTGGGACGCCATGCGTCCCTTTAAAAGTGGGAAGTTGAGGCGCAACGGATGGCTGTTGCGTTGGTGTGCCTTGTTGATTAAGCAACGCGCTTTGGCCTCCCATAAGGCCTGGCATCGTAGCGCCTTTGAGCGGCGAGAGTAGCCAATTAATGGGGTTAATAATATTGTTAGCGATCTCTCCTAGGAAGCTGTAGAGTTTGCCGTGCTGAGGCTGCCACGTACCGATAGGAGTAAGGTCATCCCAAGAAACTTCTTTTTTTTTAGGTGTAGGAGAAGGAGCCGCTTGCTGTGGCGCTTCATCAATCGGGGTTAAATCATCCCAGGAAACTTTAGCCATTAATTAACTTTCCTCCAATATTAATATAGTCATTAACTTGGTCAGCTGGCACTTGATATATTTTTCCACCGGGGCCGCTAATTTTCACCAGCCCGGCTGTCGCTGCTCCCGACGAAACACCAATACCGCCAGACGGTGCAAGATTGGAAGTAGTAGCATATTGGGAGGCTTGGCCTCCGCTAGGAACATATTGGCTTAACCATCCGCCTGATTGTAAATAATCGCGTTGTGCAACCATCGCTTGTTTAGCCATTTCTCCCCACTTATCCATCACTTTCTGATAGATTTCACGATTAATTAATTTATCCTGCATAAAACGTTCAAGGTGTGTCCTATTTGCATTGCGTCTTGCCAACATATCGCGTTGCGCTTCAATCGTTACTTGTCCAGTGGGACTAGCGCGACGCAACTGTAAGAGGGTTAATTCTGGCTGCATCATAGTAGCCGCTAGATAATTAACTAATTGGTCAGTGGGTTTCCCTTTAATTAAAGCCGCCGCTTCTTTACTATTAAATCCTAAAATATTTCGACCAGCAAACGGAGCCATATATTGCGTGGTTTCTTTTTGGAGGGCATCAGCCGCATTACCAGCCTGCTCAGTTAATTGCTCTTTTGAAATTGTAGAAGTAGTAGGAGCATATAAACGTCTAATATATTGCGTATCTAAGCCAGTACGTTGCGCTAAATCTTCCAAGTCTCCCCCGCTAGAAAAGAAATTATTACCTAATGTGCCACTTAATCCTAACCCACGTGCTGCCGCTAAACTTGTTTCCTTTTCCACGGAAGGAGCATATTGCCAGGCGCGCTGAGGCAACGAGGCCGCAATCACATCGCCATAACTTTTAGATAAACCACTCTGCACCAGACTATTAGCAAGATTTTGCATGCCGGGGTCTTGGAAATTAATACCTACATCGGAAGCAGTAGGGGGCTTAAATTGATCTCTAAATTTATTGACCCTCCCTTGGGCATAATTAATCAAGTCATTCTGCGTATATTGACCCATCTCAGGCGCGCTCGTTTGGGCTCCTAATTGAGAAGAAGGAACACTATTTGAGAGCGTTGTTGGCGAAGTGAAAGAAGATGGCATTTGAGAAGGAACTCCGCCTGCGCTTTGTAACTGACTTTGCGCATAGGATTGAGGGGTGGACACTTCCCCGTTGGCTTCTTGCTGTTGCGCTTGTTTTTTAGCTGCCTGGTCTTTCAACATCTCCAATGCGGCTAATGTTTGCGCTTGATTTCCGCTTAATGCCATATAGGGATATTTTTTTAAAAGAGCTGATTTTTCTTGCGCCTCCATTAACTTTTCTTGATTAAGTTGATTAGTTAATTGGCTTTGTTGCATCTGCATTGGAAACATCTGTTGCGCTTGCTGCATTTTTTGTTGCATGGCGCGTTGATTGAGGGCGTTTAAGTGCTGTTGTCCAATATTTGACATCAGCTGTTCGCCACTTTGGAGGCCACTTTGCAACCCTTTAATGGGATTGTAATTTAATAAGATGCTTGCAACGTCCATTTAGATCATGCCTCCCGCGCTTGTGCCTAATAAAGCGCTTGTGCCAAAGGGGACGGCGCCGCCTCCCCCGAAGAGGTAGGGCAACATCATCCCAAAAAGATTGCTTCCTTCCATCCATGGCATCATCTTAGACGCTTGATTGCCACTGGCAATCTCTGGAAACATTTGTAACGCGCTTTGCGCTTGTTTATCAATATCGGATTGAAACGCCCCCATCTCTCCACTCCCTAAGGCTTGATTAGAGATTGTTGAACCGCTTAAACCCTGATTATATTGTTGGTTTGTCATCTGATTTTGCAATGCGCTTGCTTGGTTTAAGGCTGCTTGTGAGGGATTAATCCCAGCAACTAACTGGTTCCAACTATTCAGCACATCGTTAATATCGCCGCTCCAATCAGGAGAGCCTTTGCTAAACGGGTTCATTTTTGTATCTCCTATAATGCAATTTCCCACAATTCACAAAGCAAATCCAATTTTTCGCTATCAGGCGCTTTTTTAATTAACTTTCTATTTTTTCTTACGAGCTTATTCCAATCACTTATTTCTTGATTAGTTAAGGATTCATTTAATAACGTTCTTGGCCAATAGACCTCTCTAAAATGGGACATTTCCCACTGCTTCATCTGAATGATTTTTTTTGCGTCTTGAGGCACGAGTGGCGTACGAGAGGCACGAAAATTAGCTAATCCTTTTTCAATCGCTGCATTAAACATGTGTTATTGATCTTCCCATATATTCAAAAAAATTATCTTTTCTAAATGAACGCATTCCTAACCAGCGAGCAAACAACCGCGTGGCTTTGGCCGCGGGGAGGTTAGAACCGCGAGGAATACGTCCAATTAATAGTTTATAATGCGCCATAATTTTATCAAGGAAAAATAACAGTAGCGTTTTTAATTCTTTGCCCCGAATGTCTGGATGCGTAAAGATATGAGGTTCATAAAATTGTGGCCACTTCTCCAAAATAATTATTCCTTTTAATGCACTACCATTATAAATTCCGTAACAATCCACAGGGCGAATCCAAAACTCATCCGACGCAGTATTCTCATACCAATAATTATCATATTGATTTTTCTTTAAATAGTGAATAGCAGTTAATGAGGAAACCAATCCATAACTTAACATCGAATTAACCTCTTTTATGGGGTCGTATCCACGGTATGGGTATCACCATCAATTAAAACTTGTACGGTATTCGTTTCATTATTATACCATATAGTCCCATTTTCATTGGCGTTTAAAGTGGTTGGTTGATCCGGTATTTTTAAGCCCGTGGCGTTAAAATTATTATTAAATAGATCAGACATCCCGCGCACAAAATTTTGCATTTCTTCCGTCATGGTGCCATCTTCATTCACAATCTTAGTTTCAAGTGGTAGAAAGGGTACACTATATTGACTCATTTTATCCCCGCCTCGTCATAAATTACAAACGCATTAAAAATAATAATAGGAAGAGTGCTTGAAAAACGCAATACAAACGATGGCATCTGGCGGTTGATTTGCACTACAATTTGGCGTTCAGTGAGCGAAAAATCGCGAGAAAAAGAAAGAAATGTACCGCTGCGACCATCTACACTATAGGCCACTTCATAGGTTGAATTAGCCGGAAGCGCGATTAATCCACTGACATCGGCGGCATAATTATATTGAATAACTACCTTATTCACCATGACTTGGGTACTCATGGGACGCAATAATTGACTAGTCATCACATAGGGAAACGCTAACGCCGTATTGAGTGTGGTATGGATATAATCATAATACTGCGCCGAAATTTCGCTATTCGTAAAAATGGCCAAAATTCCCGTTTCACTGACCGTTTGCAGATATTGATAAAACGTAGCTCTTTCGGAGAGAAAAAAAACATTTCCCTTCCCATTAATGAGCGCGCTACCTAACGCCTCATTATCTTCATCGAGAAAAACCAACGAAATATAATCTTCGCCGTAAAACTTAAAGGTATTAATATGAATATCTTCAATGGCGGTATTAATGTAATTATTCACGATTTGCAACCATCCATTTTTGTTATATAGAAAAGGCTTTGCGCTTCCATTTTGAATGTAAAGCAAATCGAGTTTATTTTGTGAATTGTCAATTGTGGCAATCACATACCCGGCTTGATAAGGCGTAAAACGCGAAATATTATCGACAGTGACTGATAACGCTTGTGGGAAATTATGATATTTGGCTGTGGCATACGGTTGTTTACGATAGGGAAATCCTGTTGCGCCATTGTTTTGCCAGACCTCAATTGCGCGCGTTCCCAAAATATAAAAAAGAGAGCGGTCTATAATAATATCAACGACATCGCCAGCTTCGGTGGTATTAAAAATTCCCGCGTCTTCTCCAACCAATTGTTCTTGCGTGCCGGTGAGTTCGGCTAAATCTAAATTCAAGAGCGATTTATAATAAAGTGAATTAGTATCAATCGTATTGTTGAGAATGAAAAAATTATCGGCAATCCAAAGTTTGTTTGTCGTTACATTCCCTTCTAAATCCCCTACTTCATAAATATCATTCACATAATCGAGTTTAAAAAGCGCCGCCGCCGTATCAGCTGCGCCGCATCCTATTAATTGCAATAATCCATAGTAAATAGAAGCATCTTCTTTCACGATATCGGCAAACGAAAGAGTATAAGTGAGATAATAAACAGTCCCGATTTGATCCGCTGTTGGGGGATCAGTAAAGGCTAAATCAACAATCCCGTGACCACTGGTCGCTCCTAACCCAATATGCGGATTAGTGAAATTAATCCCTACATAACAAATATCATTCCACGGTATATCGGAATTATTAACTAAATAACTGGTATCATTACCGCTCCCATAAAAAAGGTTCGTATAATAGAGATAATCATTGGCTCCGGCCATGCAATAAAAGGTATCGCCGCCCACATTATATCGACCACTAATACACGTAAAACTTTTAGACGTTTCAAATGAATAAGTGACGGCGCTCCCATTGATCCCATAGACAAAATAACCGGCATTGGTGGTATAAGCGGCATTATAATTGGCGCCCCCTCGATAGATCACCTCACAATCGCTAGCGACTGCTGTATCGCTAATGGTAAGCGTAGTATCAAGCGTGTCATATTCTAAAACGAAAACGCCCCCATCGGTTGCGACTCCCCATCGACCTGCAACGGCGCCTGACGCCGCATTAACATTTTGCCGGTAATAAATGCGATTAATGGGATAATCGCCCCCGCTTCCAATGGCTTTATATTGCCACACATCCCCTGTAACCGTATCAAAATAAAGCGCGCGATATTCGCTGGCGTCACTATCAAAACCCCCTACTACAATGCTATCGCGATAAGCGGCGTCATTCCCTTGATAACTTCCAAGACACGTTAAATTGACGAAATTTGGCACCGGCAACGGAATAAGCGTAATAGTAGCCGGATCGCCAACAGAACAGCTATAGACATTTTGAGTGGTAATAAAATAATAATAACGATCTGGCAATGTGAAATCTGGGATAAAATCAAAATCTTTGATTACAATGGTGGGATCATTTATCGCCGCGCGATTAATGGCCGTTTCTGGCGTTAGCACGCTCGATTGAAAAATAACACACGGAAAAGCGCCATACCAATTAGTGTCATTATTAATATCTTCACGAAGGCGAATACCATTAATGCCGGTGTCAATATTGCCAGCTGCTGCCGGCACATTCGTTGATAAATTTACGGCACTATAAGTGATCTGACTAAAACTATTCTGGCCGCTAATATTTGTCACGGGGAGCGATAAAATGATCTCAATATCCCCATCCGTAATTTGATATTGCGCTCCAATAAAAGGGGTTAAATAAGCATTGGCCGGATCGCCATACAAGACATTATTATTGAGTATTTTCGTTCCAAAAAAGAGCGAATAGCCACCTGTCGTATCAATATTATAAAATTCATTATTGGCATCAAATCCTTCATACGAATATAAAATATTGGTCGTTGCGCTTGCAAGCGTTTTTGCAAATTCAGATTGATACACTTCGGCCGGATATTGGCCGATTCCTTTATAAAAACCAAGATCAACGCTTTTCATGATGTACTCGGCGTATTAATACGATACCAAATACCATTGCGTCCAAAAGCATCCATAGTTGGATTAATCGTTAAATCAATCGGACTATTACTCACAATCTCATCTTGTAATTCCGTTAAGCGCACCATTTTTGGACTTTCTATCCATTCCTTCTCTTTGCCATAGAGCATCGCGAGTTCAAATCCTAATTGATATTCTAAATAAGATGAAAAATTAGGCAAAATAGTGGTGTTCTCATTCGTTAAAGGAACATATCCCGGAATGCCATAGAGGGTATAATTAGAACCTTCCGTCGGCGGGGAGGGTACTAATAAAATCTTGGTATAAAGGCCATTTGTTGAAGTATAAAGGTTCGTCCAATAAATGCTTTTCGTAATCGCTTGCGTATTCAAATAAAAACGTTTTGCAATCGCGGCCAACGAATAAATCGTTAAAGGATAACTGGGCTGATTGCCAGCATTATTGAGTGAGACCATGGCGCTAAAAATACTTAAATAAGGGGCCTCAATAATTACGGTTTTAGTGGCGTCTGTCGTATCCACAATATCAAGACCAATCCATATTTCAGGGGTGGTAACATCTTCAATCAACTGCTCTTTTTGAATGGAAGATAAATAAGGACTATCCCCGAAGGCGTCTAAGATTTGGTTTAAAAGACTAACCGCGTCTGTGACTTGCGTACTTGTCGGGGTTTCACCGCTTTGCGCTGATAAAATATTAGCTAAATAAAACGCCCGCGTAATAATTGTGCTTGCTTGAAACGCCATCTTAAATTGCCTCGCGCAAGGGCGCAAAAATGGCGCCCTTGGTTGATAAAGTTATGCCGCTGATAAAATCCCAACCGTATATTCAGGGTGAATGAGCGCCCCGATTTGACCGGCAAGCAAGAATTTATTGCTATAGGTACTACTATCAGACTGCAACGTCGTTTGCACACTAATTGAATTAAACGTAGCTCGACTACTCACAGCCCCATATTTTAGGTCGGCTAATGGCGGCATCGCAACCGTCAATGAATTACCTTTGCAAAACGCTGGACTCACACGGTGACTATCAAGCATTGTCAATCCCAAGCCAACGGGCAATGTATCAGTCGGCGAGCTAATATAAGCATACTGATCTGTACTGTAAGCCGTTCTCACCGGATTTTTAATACTCACGGTCATTGTCGTAGCGGTCGCCGTATACGTGCGTGTCGCTGAGTCATAATCGGTATTGCTAGACGCGCCAGCAGCCACTACAAAAGTGATAGGGCCTGCGGTATTGCTAATTGTTATTTTACCCTCGGGCTGTACATAATAAATATCGGCGCCCGCTTGGCCGGCAGTCGTTGGGATTTGAAATTTATCGCCTACTTTAATGGTATTACCAATCGTTAATCCCGTTAATGAAAGCGTTGTATCCCCGTCGACGGCGGCCGCATTCAGCGTAATCGTATCCGTTGTTGCGGTGCCTGCAAGATGAATGACCACATTATTATCGCTATACGTTAAAAAGCCGTTAATCATCCCAATGAGACCATTACGCCAGATATCTTGTAAACTTTCACGATAAAAGTTATTACTAACTTGAGAGCTTGAGAAACTGGCAACGTCTGTCGGGGACATAATCAAGCAACGCTGTTCTGGCATCTGAAAGTCATTCATGAGCGCGTTGGCGTTTGCAACCGTTGCATACGTATTGATCGAACTTGAAGGCGTCCCAGTGAAAATATAAATTTCCTCAACCACTTTTCCATATAAGAAATTCATCACCTTTTGCTTGAGCGCTGTTTGTAAAGGATTTTTAATGAAATCATTAAAGGCTTCATCGGTGCGTAATTTAAGCGCTTGTTCAACGGCATTTAAATTAGTTGCCCCATACAAAAAAGACTCAATCGTTAAGGTTTCAGTCTCTTGTTGAATGTCTTGCGTGGTAATAGTAAAGCCAGATGGCAGAGAGCCATTGGATAAGGCTTGCTCTGTAATCGTATAACGCGGATATTTCCGCATTTGGATCGAACCGCCAATCCCGTAAATATCACCGCTCGTGAATTCACGCTCTAGCATTAAGTTGGCATTTTCAATGAGGGCGGTATTGACCACAAACTCAGGCAAGAGTTTGGGTGCAATTTTACTGGTTGTTAATAAAGTATTAGCCATTTAAAGTACCTATCGTTTCATACCCCCGTACTGTTGTTGGCGTAATTTCGCAATCTCATCAGTCGGCGATAATTCAGTTGTAATATTGGCTGAACCACCTTTGAGCACGCCGGTCGGTTCAGGCGCCTTCTGCATACGATTGACGTTGGTTTGGTGTTGATCCATGAGTTGTTGATCTAAACGAATTAAACGCTCAGCTTGCGAATAAGGATTGTCTAAATAAGCCGCTTTTCGCACTTCTTTTGGAAACGCTTTTGCGATTTTAAATAAGCGATCGGGGGGCAATTTAACTATTCCGGACCGAATTAAATTAATTGTTTCCTCTGGGAATTGCCGAAATGGGTTATTAGGATTGCTTAATAAATCGTCGACTTCCTCATCTTCTTGCCGAATTTCGTTAATTTTTCGCTCATATTCATTTACATTTTGGATCAATGTTTGTTGGTGTAGGGCTTGTTGCCAATCGGAAGATTGGGCTGCGTTTCCACTCCCAGAAGAAGGATCGGCCGTTTGCCCTGATGGGTGTTTCATTTGCATAAACGCCGCCATCTGTGCTTTGGTCGTATTTAATTCTTGGCGCATATTTTCCATTTGCGCCCGAAGTCTGGCATTTCTGCTTTTGCCCTTCTTTTTAGGAGGGGTTACTTCTGCTTCTTCTTCATCAGGCGTTTCGTCAGCAGCTTCTTCGCCACTACCTTCGTCAACGTCAGTATCAGTTTCATTTTCAGGTTGGGAAATCTCATCTTCATTGTCGATGGCCTCCTCTAACTGGTTTTCTTCTTGCATAACTACCTCATGCGGGATGGTGTTTTAAGGTGTACTCTACCCACCGTTGATAAAGTCTTTATTGTATATTAATGTAATAAAATATGTCAATAAAGACATTTTTATAGAAAAAGTAGAGGAAAAACAAAAGGACATCTTGACAGACACCCCACTGTCTTTTAAGCTATCAATAGCTCATTTACTCACACTGTAAAAAGAGTAATCGAAGTCCAGATGGGCTTTAGAAAACGAGCACGGATGCGACAGAAAAGAATGTAACGCGGGGCCATGGAAGCCCTTGGGATACGAAGGCGGCATTCTTTTCTTGTTGCAGATAAGAAATAGTTTAAAGACACGGCTGTGGAGGTACGACTTTAAACTATTTTCTTGTTTAGATTGGGGGTTCCCGGTCGGTAAAAGGGGGCTACGTTCCGTCTTTGCGTAGTCCTCTTTTGTTTCAGTGGTCAAGGTATACTTTACAACTTCTATCCACATTAGATAGTTCTGAGAATGTAACAAAAATTATCGCAAATCCGCGCACCAAAAAGAGCAATAAAAACATAGTGTTACTTCCTAATCCTAGGCAAAATCCGCGCACCCCTGTACAGAAAGAATTAGACCTACAGATTCAAAAACAAATAGAAATTGATGGAATTTTACTTAATTATTCACTATTTTGAAATAAAAACTTTTTATAAATCAATTAGTTATATAATTCCTATTTCTTTTTCTATTTCTTTTTTTAAACTGATCGAATTCGACCAGTTTTGAATTGACTTTTTTATTAAAAAGAAATAAAATTTCCCTTCATTTATTTTTCATTGATGATCTTCTCCAATTCCCTTGAGGTCCGTTCCTACCTCAAGGGGATATTAAAACCTAATTACCAATTTAGTATAAATTGGTAGATGATTGGTAGTTAATATTCCTCAACACAGTATATTTCCTTTTCGCGATCAATGATCAAATAAGTGTCTTCGTGAGAGATACATCCTTTATCAAATTGTTGACATAAAAGGGCGCCTGTTTTGTAGGCTTTAAATAAAAGTTGGCTTTCTTCGCGACCATCTGGATCAAGTCCCATCTCTTCTTGGATTAAACATAAGTCGCATTTATCTTTGGCGTATTTAATGCGTTCTTCTTTCATCCATTGCGGATAAATCGTATTAATTACTTTTTCAGGATCAGGAAATAACATATTTACCTCATTGTTGTATACCCGAAGATGACCCTTTCATCATCCCTAAGTAAGCTTTGGTAATCTCCGCTTGTGTTTTTTGTTGATTTTGTTGTTGGGTTAAAGCCATTTGTTGCGCTTGCTGATCTAACCGCTCAGTGTCTACTTGATAATCGCTTAATCCCTTTAATTCTTCTAATTTTTGTTGCTGCGCCTTTAACGCTAACTCCGCTTGCGCAATCTGTTGCTTCGCTTGTTGCGCTTGCAATTCAAATTGCTGCATTTGCTGTTGTAATTGTTGCGATTGCTGCATATTGGCTTGCGATTGTTTCATCGCTTCTTCTAATTTCTCATCACTGATCCCTTCCATGATTTGCCCAATCGTGGGATTGGTAATTTTCATGACTTGCTCTATCTTTTTATTGACGTCTGCGCTATTTGGAATTTCATATAACGCTAATAAATTAGGTAACAAGACTGTATTTAAAGGTTCTGGTAATTTCTGGATCAATTGAGCCATGGCTTCCATATAGTGTTGTTTTTGAATCTCAAAAGACGCCCCTACTTTGACGTCGACATTAAGATCAGAAAGTGTCATGTCGGCCATCACTAAACTTTCCATATCAGGATAAGAACGCCCGGGGTTCACAATGACTTTTTGCGCTCCATTGATAATTAAACGCTCTTCTACATAAATTTTCGGTAGAAATTCCGCTAATATTTGGCAAATTTGTTTAACGGCCGCCACAGCGTGACGCACATAAAAGTAAACGGAAATATTGTTTTGACTGATGGATAACTGGCGCGCAATACCTGAAATATCAGCATTGCTTTTTCCCTGCACATCTTCAAAACGTCCTAAGGTATTGTCAATTTCTTTGCCAGTGCCGCCAATTAAATTCAATAGGGTTTCTGATAGTTCTGGAGGCCGTAACTGTTGTGGAGGTTGGTTTTTATTTGAATGATATGGAATACATCCTTGTTGCAATAAAGGATTGATAAAAACGCGCATTTCTTCTTGCGAGAGATCTTTAATGTCTACGACAAAGTTTTCTTTGCGTAAATTTAACATCATGTTAGCGACTTGAGAGAGTGTCCAATTTTTTACTTTTTGAATGTCAAAGACATCATAGCCAAAAGAGAAAGGCCTAATTTCATTATCAATAATGGTTTGCATCCCGCTTACATAAATAATAGGCAAAGTATGCAGGGGATGACGTGTTTTTTTAAGAATATGAACCCCATCCATAATATAGGAATTGATAACGCTTTGTTTGCTTTGGCGCGTTTTAATAATACGCTCGTCTTGGTTTAACTCTTTTTCATCGGTAATCGTGCGTCCGTCGCTTGTTAAATAGAGGGTTTTATCTTCCCAGCTGCGCTCAAACATGTGAGCCAACGTCACGCTCTTATCGTTATCTTGGGCCGTATCCGAGAGTTGATTATAGTTACAAAAAGGTTGAGAAACGCTGACGACATTGTCAGGGTCAATATCAGGATACATTACTTTAAATTCATCCATGGGCAAACGCTTAATATAGCCGCAAAAATCACCATCGGCTTTCGTTGGCAATTGCGCGTACGGATCAAAAAAAACTTCGGTGTAACTGATATATTTAAAATAAACATCCTGTTTAAACTGATCTTCGTGGATGTAATCGCTATAGAGATAAATCGCGCCCCCGCAGCCCGTCCTGAGGGCGTCTTCATACGCTAAACTAAGTGCCTCTTCAAAACCATTTTGTTTAATCGCGTCATCAATCACCGCGCTAAACGCATCGACTGTTTTTTCGTCAAGCTTTGGGGATAACGCTTGCGATGTTGGCGTTGGAAAGTTATTACAAAATTCAGCAACTAACTCTTTGATATGCTTTGAAATGTCATTTTGCGTTAAAGGCGTGATATTATTGCGACTGGCTAAATTTGCCGCTTCGCTATCCCATTGATCGCCATAACTAAACGCGCGTTGTTCCGATCCTTTTTGTATCGCGCTGGTGTAAAAACGGATATATGAGTCCATTTTGGCCTGAAGCCGATCTAATGTCTCAATATCTTGTGGGTTTTCGTAAAAATTGGTCTTCATAGCCCTTTTTTTCTAACATGCTGTATAGCATTTTACCGCTTTTATCATCGAAGTGTAAGGGTTTCATAGTGCCTTCTTCAATCCCCATAGCAGCATACGCCAATACATCCAACAAATCATCATGAGGACAAAATGGAAACTTGCTAAGTTCTTCATTTAACAAGATATCAATTAAGTTATATGTTTCTTTGGCTACACTTACTTTCAACTTTTTTTCTGGCAAAAAGAGCTTTTTTTGCTGAATGAGAGGCTCTAAGCGCACAATCCGATCTTGTTTGCGTTGTTTTGGCTTTAACTCTATGAATTTATTATCAAAAAAGTGTCCTTCCTTGTTCATTTGTTCCTTAAAATAAAATAAATCATTATTCATACCAACCGCTTCATACCAAATATTTTTAATGTTAGGAAATAGTCTATATAGACTAAATAATGCGCCCCAACGTTCACTGGGATTGAGTCTGTCACGAATACCATCGAGCAAAATAATATTACTATCTTGATCAATCCCTATCACTATCATAGCAGTATAGTCACTATGACGCTTTTTAGAGCTTGCTGGATCACAAATTAAATGCAACGCTAAGTTAGTGGTACTTTCAATATTGTGATACATGATATTGTTTAGATTAAATCCTAGCGCGCTGTCTTTTAGCGGTTCTTGCATGTATTCCGCCGCCCACGTCATCTCGCCCGCGCTTTTTCGGCGTTCTTGTAACACTTTTTCTGGCATTAAAACCGAATTTCCTTTTTCATCCCATGGAAAATATTTGATCTCTTTGAATACATCGCGCTCAATCATCTGGGAATATGGATCATTGTAGTGTTTGCGCGTGCCTTGCGCCCTATAAGCCCCTTCTACTGACCCTAAACTAAATGCATTCTCCCATCTTTCAACTAATTTCTGGTTTAAAACCAATGATTTAGCGATTTCTTCCGTAACAATATCGTCAAAAATACACAACGTAAAATGTTTTGAGGTAGGCTGCCCTTCTAAGACTCCCCATGCTTCAATTGTACATTCGCGTCTGATGGTTTTGCGTTTAACTGTAATCCCGTGCGTAAATGACCAGCTGCTACTAAATTTCTTGGGGTTTTTGTACAATATATCAGGAAATAACGCTTGTAATAATTCGTTATTTTCGAATTCAAGCATAATCTCTTTTAGAAACGCTTGCGCTAATGTTCTCGTTGCGGAAAAAATCCCTACGCTTACTTCATCCTTAAACGTAAATTTGTCTAATTGGACAAATTTTTTAACTGGCGTGGCAAGCGGTTGGTCCGGGTAAAAATAGGTGTAAATTTGATCTAATAGGGGTCTTGAGACTAAAAATGGGTCACTTTTATCGCCATGACTCGTTAATATGTCCTGTATTGTCCTTCCAAACGTCCAAATGGAAGATTTAAAATGCTCGCGTGGCCAGAGCTGTAATTGTCCGTTTGGACATTTTTGGCAGTCAATAGCGCGTTGCTCTGTCCAATCCTTAAGTAAGTGTAAACGCTTGCAAACGCATCCTAACAAAAAGAAAAGATGATAACGACATAAAAAGCGCACATCTTCATGCGTTTTTATTTCTTTGATGATATTTTGTACTTTTTCAAACTCATTAAATGTCTCAATAGCTGTTTTTTTAAAAACCTCAATGTCTATTTGGACATTATTTTGAGTTTCAGCATATTGATCTATAACATTTTCAAGCTTGCCAAGTTTTGCCATCTATTCCCAACATTTTGCAAATGATCAATAATTCATTAGCGCACAATTCTCTGTTGCCGTTTAGATACTGAGAAATTATCTTTTTATCAAGCTTCGTTGCGCGTGATAGAAATTTAACTGATATCCCTTGGCGATCTAACTCACTTTTTAGTTTCGCTGCAAATATATTTCTAAGCGCTTGTTTTTCAATCATTTTGTTTTCATTTGCTGCCGCACTTTTTTAACTTTATCAATCTGTGTAGGATTTGTTGTACCATACAATTCTTTGTGCGCTTTGTTTTTAATTGCCTGTTTTTCAGTGCTTGATAATCCCTTCGCTTGCGGCAATCGCGCTAGCGCATTGCGGGCATGCGCTTTGTCGTTAAGCGGGAAACGCTTGCGCTCTGTTGTTTTACCGCTTGCGCTTTTCTCTTTTTGCACTACCGCAAAGTCGCTCTTTGGCATTTTTTTGCGTTGTGAATATGTAAGTTTAGCCATTTTTATCTCTCCACTTGTTAAACAGAAATTGTAAAATATTAAACATCTCTTCAGTGATTGTTAGGTTATTTTTTAATTTTCCCGGCCGTGCGCCAGGTTCTAACAATTCTAAGTATTCAGTGTCAGTTTTAAAAATATCATTAATTTTGTCTAAATGTTCTAATAAGATATTTTGCAATACATCTTCTTCCGTTGGTAGTTTAATCCGTCCTTCTTCAATATCAGACATTTTGATTGTTTGATTATTCTTTTTCATGATCGTTTTGATGTTCCATTAATTTTCGTTGCTGCGCTATTAAATTTGTTAATTCTTTTAATGTATCTCTCATATCAAGTAATGTACAAGATTTTAGTTGTTCTTTTTCTCTCCTTTCTTTTTCCAAGATTTCTTGTCCCATATTTTGCATCTTTTCAGTTTCGGCTTGAAAACGTTCTTCAATGTCTGAAAAGCTCATTTTTAAGATAAAATTATTTACATTATAATGTCTAATTATTTCTTCTAATTCAGCATGCGTTCGTGCATCTGATGACTCATCTGCTATTTTTTGCAACGCTGCAAGCAATTTAAATTTTTGATCAGGCAATAAGCCGTTATGTAGTATTTCTTTCGCTCTTTCAGCCCACTTAACTTTTTCTTTATTTAATGACATTTTAACCTCATTTTAGATAAATCATCCATGCGACTATAATCAGTGTAAAAACAATGCATGGGGTTAATGATATCACAAGCTCTTCCAGCCAGCGGCAGCTATTTGCTTTTTTCGCTTGCTCTCTTAACATTTCATGACATTTTTTATTGTTTTCTTCTATTTCTTTTGATTTACGCCAGTGTGCATGCCATGCGTCGCTATCAGTTGCTACTTGATAAATTTCAGCGTTGTGTTTGTATTCGTTGTCTGTCATTTTTGACCTCTTTCTTTTTTATCGATGCCAAAAATTTTATTAAATTTATTCATTGCCGCTTCCATTTTTTCTATTAAGTCCGAATGGACTTTTTCCTTTTCGGCTTGCCAGAGTTCTAATTTATTAATAGCATTCTCGGCTTTTGCTTGCACATAGATAAGCTTAGAGCTTAAGTAATTGAAATTATTGATAATTCTTCTTTTAAACTCTTTGTCGTTAATGTGTGGACTGCTTAAGTTAGTTTCTAATTCTTTTTCGCTTAACATGTTTGCTTACCTCATTTATGTCTTTTTTAACATTTTTTATAAAGAATGTGATGTAGTGCATCTGCATATCGTCTAACTTCCATATCATCAAAATGTCATCGTTTTTGCTTCTAATGATAAACTCATCGCCGATTAGTTGTTTTTTGTACTTACTTTTTGTCATGTTTTAATCCCTTTAATTCTTCCATGAGAAATAAGATACATCTTTCCACATTTTTTAGTCGCGTATCAATATTATCTATCTTTTTTTGCACTGTTTCTATCCATGCGATTTCCAGTTCTAAATTTTTTTTTATCACGTCTTCTAATTCACTCATCTTTCACCTCTTTTGTTTTGTCCTTTTGGACTTTTTTGTTACTGATTAATTTCTCCATTTTTTCAATCGCCGCTTCAACGTCTCTGTCTGCCATTCCTTTCGTCAGCGCACTGTAAGTATCTGAATTTATTTCATTATTCAGAAATGCTTCCGTGTAAACTCTTAGTTTTTCCGTGTAAGTTGCGGTAGATTTTATGCGTTTTTCAATCCCTTCACACAACTTTTCAAAACGACGATTTAATGTCTTTTCGTTCAATATTTTTTTATTGCCGAGTGCCGCGTCGCGATGCGCGTCATCTGTTATTTTTGCAGCAACATGTCTATATTCGTTAACTAATGATGCAAATTCAGGGTGATATTCACGGTGTTTTTTGTTGAGCCAGTCGTGCACTGTCATTACTCCCACACAACAAATCCCAGCAATTACCCGGATAGTTGCACTGCCGCCAGCTTCAAAATGGTCACGCAAAAGTGGTTCAAATAGACTAAAATTATACTTTGTATAATAGACCCACTCCCCTCGTTTTTCGTCCCATTTTCCATGATTAGCCATTTTTTAATCTCCACTTTGGGGGTAACTTTTGGGGTAACAATTTATTTTATTATTAATTTTGTTTTATTTATCAAACATTTATACGCTGTATTAAATTGTTACTCTATCAACCAATCTTAAATTACCCGCTAAAATCACGCTAAAAATTTTAACCCCCCTCATTATCTATCGCGCGGGGAAAAGAGCTTTATTTTTTGTCCTTTTGGACATCTCCCATTATTAGTACGATCTTAAATAGACTACTTGCATTTTAGCTTGTTATTGCTGTCAAGTCTATTAGTCTACTTATATATGTTGATTATTTTTGTTGATGTAATTTTAGTACGATTAGCGATAAAATAAGTAAGTTATTGATAATAATAATAAAAATTACTTAATTGCGTTTTTGCTGGTATTAAGTACAGTTTGCTATTAAATAACAAGTTATTGATTTTATTGATAAAATAAAATAAATGCAGAAACATTAAATAAATTACTTAAAAACACTTGACAAGATATCGATGTATGCTATAATTTGATTGTAATGTTATAAATTGACACACAGGAGACTAAGACAATGCAATATGTAATCACATTTAACAACGACGCTAACACAAGTTATATAGCAAACGCAAAGACAGAGCAAGGGGCAAAGCGAGAAGCAACACAATGCTTGCGCGGACACGACAGTGTATCAGTCGCAGAACAAGACAGCGAGCAATACGAAGCGTACGGCAACGTGTGGTCTCGCACACTAGATACAAATTGGCAAATAGACTAATCATCCATTAATACCCTCTCTCTCAAAGCGAGAGAGAGGGAAATTATTAAGAGACAGAGCAATGCACACACTATATCACACAAGTCCGACAAAAATCGAAGAAATAAAATATCTAGGTAATGACATTTTTAATACCACTCTTTTTTTCAGCGACAAAATCTACACAATGACAGCAGCTGACTATCATGTGTACAGCATCGATATTGCTGACGATGAGATACTAAATATTGATCAGTTACATGAGTACTATCACACTCAAGCTTACAAAGACGCGATTAATGAGTTAATGGAAGCTTGCAATATTGATGCAGACGACGCAGAAGAATTTTTAGAAGATGAAAAAAGCGTAGACTGGGTTTGCGATTTAGAAACTGAAGAAAGCGGTAGCGAAGCTGGCTGGTTAGTACAACGTGTACAATCAGAATTAGCGCGTAAGTTAGGATTTAGAGCTTGCAAAAGTAGAGATGAGCAAGGAGTTGTGTACATGATCGACATGTACAAGAGAGAAAACGAATTAATATTATTAAATGAAGTAGCTTAATGATAATAAATTACCGAAAATAACTTGACAAGATATTAAAATATGATACAATAAGCTTATGAGATTGGGAATTGACACACAGGAGACAGACAATGCAAACAACTAACTACAAAATCTACGGTGATCATCTGGGTGGCGTCACATTAGAAACTGCTGATGACTACGTACACTATTACGACAACATGTACTTGCTGGCGCAAGACATCAAAAAATTACACGCTGGAGAGACAACAGCTAATTGGGATAATAACGAAAAAGAAGAATTGCGCGACAATCAGCCAGATGGCAAAATTAGAGCTTTCAACGCTCCAGTCAATCCATTAAATATCTTAGATCAAGACGACATTGCAGCGTTAGCGCAAGACTACCATAACACTCCCTGGATTAACGATAAGAGTCTGCATGATTATAAAATGTATCTCCCACGTTTTGGCAATGCATTAGATACATTGCTAAGCTGCTTAGCAGAGGGAGTGATAAAAAAATGCAATATGTAATCACATTTAACAACGACCCTAACACTAGTTTTGTAGCAAGAGCAAAAACAGAGTACGGAGCTAAAAAAGAAGCCACGAAATGGCTGCACCACCTGCAGTATTGCATACCCGACAGCGTATCCGTAACAGAGTCATCTGCCAACGGGTATGGCAGCGTGTGGAAGCGTACATTGAGCACTGGGTGGAAGAAAATGTCTTAAAAATAATTAGGAGTGTCCCCAGGGCGTGAATACTTGTCACGCCCTGCTTTAAAAGTGAGGTTAAGCAGCAGATGAAAAAAAATAGCGCCCCTGAAATCCTTATTTTAAAAAAGGAAGATACGTTTGTTGACAGGGAAGAATGGGGAAATGCCACGGATTATATTGCATGCGACCCTTGGTTCGATGATTTAGGGGCAGCAGACAAAGAGAAATTAAAAATAAGTTTAGAAAGTCTGGTCTCCCACATCGAAGATCTAAAAAATAGCGAAGAAAAGAGATTAAATTTCAATGAATTAAATAAATTATTTCATTTAATGGACCAATATTTTGAATTAGGTGGATATACTGACGATGACTGTAATGATGGACGAACATTTGCGACGTACTTAGATAGTTTCGAGTTGGAGTTAAAGTGGTTTTTAAACCAATGTAAAGAGTTTAGTATTTTCATCAAAAATTTTAGAGGAACTACCACCCATGCAAACATTAGCGAAAAATGAGTTTAGATTTGATAAGTATTTGTTTAATATCAGTCTTTTTTATCGTCAAATTGGAGTTTATCGCAATTTACGAACCAATGAAGTCAAACTGAATTTAGAAGACAGTCAAACGCATCGCGTCTTGCAAACTGTCCGAATGTCGCAAATTGACTATGATAATCGGTTAGATGAAAGCGTGAGTGACAATGACGCATTTTACAATCACCCCCGCGCGTTAGAGTCAGCGATTGAAGAATTTTTTATGCACGATCATTGGATGAGGATTTTAGAAGAGGAATGGACGGGAGGGGATGAAGATGAATTTTTTATCGGAGAATTAGACGATGTGGAAGGGTGAAGAAGGGTGGGAAGGCGCCGATTTAATGGTCTTTCATGGGGACGGCACCGGAACGCCGCTTGAAAATGAATGGGCGACTGAAATTTACGCAAAAATGGTCTGCCTGATGACAGAGATTTTAAATGAGGTGGGGTTTCGGCTTTATCAAATGGAGAGGGAATTAGGGAAAGAAAAGTATGAAGTATTAGATAAGAAATTTATAAAAGCGCGTACGCATATTGTGAAACAATTGGAAGGAAGTGGACATTTAGGGGCCGCAGAGTTGATTAAATATCGGAGCGGTTTTACCGATAAAATGACGCTACGATTGCAATATGAGCGGGTGGTGCAACAAATAGAGAATGGAAAATTATAACGAATAAAAGCCAATAGTTAAGAGAGTACCTAGACAGACGAGAGAGCCAGATATTTTGAGAGGCATAATAATTACCAAAAAACACTTGACATATACTAAAAACATGTTATAATACAATTAGTTTTAGAAGGAGAAGAGAAAAAAAGAATAGTCCCGTTGTTGGTTCTCGGATAGATGCTAACCTTCAGTTCAGAGCTTTTCTTTGAGATCAGCGGAAGGTTAGATGTTTTCCCCAACGGGACTTTAAAATACTCGCCTGGTTTTAATTGTTAGGCTCTCAGTTAAAAGCTTTGATTTGATCATCGCGGGGAGTCACCGACTGATGTCAGGCGAGTTAAGAATGGAAAAGGGAGGGTTAGAAGTGTCGGTTGCATTGCATTGTCGCCTTTCCTTTTCCTGTGAGGATAAATTAAAAATGTTAATTAAAGTCACTGAGTTAAAACAGCCAAGAAGACTAAATGTTGAATTGGGAGGGGAGAATTTAAGCCGGTGTGTGAAATATCGGCCATGGACTTATGACATGGCAGACATGATTAAAAAATATAGAGCCATGGCTCTGGAACTAGAGGAAAGGCGGCAAACATCCAGCGAAGAATATGATGCATTAGTGGGAATAATAATCGGATTTGAACAAATGAAAGAAGCCTTTCTTAAATTAGAAAGTTTCCACGCACAAGCGGTCAGTAAATTTTTAACCCAACAGGAAGAGGAAAAACATCATGAAAACTGTCATTTATGAAAAATACGTCAAAAAATTTGAGATTAAATTTCAGAATGCGGCAACGCCGTTTGCTCTAATTTGGTTTGCGCAAGAGAAAATATGGAAAATTGAGTATTTTAAAAGCCTTCATTTTCTCACGGAATATTTAACGCACGTGTGGATAACGACGCAAGCCATAACAGACCATGGCATTCTTGATGAAGAAGGAACACGTTACGAATACATACCAGCGGCGATTGTTGAAGAAATGCCAGATGTTTGTTTAACCGCGCCAGAGGCACAGGGGTAGAAATGAATAGAGTGGAAGAATACAACCAATTAAGCGTCATTAACGTACAACGTAAACTGCGTAATAGTTTAAAAAGCAAAATTGAAATGAATACCGATGCAAGTTTACCGATGGCCACCTATGGCTATGAATGTGGGGTATGTGGGGCCTATTTTAAGATTGTTTTTGGCGTTACGCATGCAGCGTGTCCCCGGTGTGATGAAGAAGTGTATATTTCCTCTGCAACCTGGGAAGAGAAGAAATTACAGGTGAGGGAATGAATTTTATTATTATACACAATGTTATCCACAACTTACATTTTATTAGGCGTAGGGAGAGCCTTAATTAAAAGTGTTTAATAGACAGAAAGACTAACAATAAAATACAAGATTTATATATATAATATAGAACTAAGAAATATTTTAATTACTTCTTTTAAAAGTTAAATTCTTACGATTTTAACTTTATGTCCACGTTTTATGTCCATAAAAACGGGACTAAAGAGTAGTTTAGTTTTAAAAAAAAAGATGTCAATAGGGAAAAATGTCATAAAAATATTAAAAAATGGTATTTTTAGGCATAAGGTGATGAATTTAAAGGAAGAAAAAAAACGGGATTAATTTGTAACAGCTTTGTTACAATCTGTTACATTTTGTTACAAAAAGGGAAAATGATATGAAATCTATACCAAGAGAAATGCAAAATAACTTCAAAATTACGGCAGTTGGAATAGTGATTTACCGCTCATACGAGACCCCTCATCTAGAACTCTTTTTTAAAGAGAGAGTTACTAAAATTGAGGTATACCATACACGCTGCATGCAAGGAGGTAAAATTATGCCTGAGAAAACACAAGTATGGTTGAATGTCGAATTTATTAAACACAAAGATAGAAAAATTTGCATTGCCGCAGGAGAAAGTTATTTAGATAACCCCCTAGGAATAACAAATTTATTTAATGAAATTGTAACAGAAATAGAGGATAAATGGTGATGAAAACAGTATTTTACGAAGAATCTGTAGAACGGGAGATAATAAATACTCAATAATTACCTAAAATTACTTGACAATATTAAAAAGTGTGTTATAATAGGTTTTGTAAGTAAGATAAACTGTCCGATTTGATCGGAAACTTAGTAGAGGAACGAAAAAATGGAACCAACTTTATCAAATGACTTTACCCCTTCCCCTTTTTTTGATTGGTACGACTGGGAGCATCACGAAGACGATTGGATACACGTTGAAGATGACCTTGATTATCCGTTAGACGCCTTCCAGCTCGCCATTGGTTTTGACGAAGCGGATAGCTCCGAGATTGGCTTTTATGCCAGTGTTTGGATTGAAGAAAATTATAAAAATTTAAAATTAGATGAATGCCAAATACGCTGAGAGCGCCAAAGATATAGAGAGTAAAGCCATCTGTAGAGAGAGAGCCGGATACGATGAGAGAAAAAACCTGTCAACCTGAGAGAACCAAGAAAAACGAGAGAAAAAACCTGTCAACCTGAGAGAACCAAGAAAAACGAGAGCAAAAACCTGTCAACCTGAGAGAACCAAGAAAAACGAGAGCAAAAACCTCTCAACCTGAGAGAACCAAGAAAAACGAGAGCAAAAACCTCTCAACCTGAGAGAACCAAAAGAGATGAGAGTTAAAACCTATAAAATAGAGAGTACCGTAGGAATTGAGAGGGATTAAACCTATAGAATGGAGAGCGCCTAGACAAAAGAGAGTTTAAAATAACGAATAATGAAAACCTATAAAATAGAGAGTACCGTCAAGACCGAGAGAACAATTTCAAAAAAGAGGAAAAACCATGATCGAAGAAAACACATTTATTGAGAAAATAAGCAATGAAGCCATTCAGGGACTGCAAAGCGAAGAAATTAGACTCGTCGTCGATAATTATTACCGCATGCAACATCATCGCCTACGTCTTGAAGCACAAATGCGAGCGCTATCTCCTTCTTTCAAAGAACAATTAAAAATGATGGAGAAAAACCCTGAGTTAAAAGAATGCCCCCCGCTTGCCTTAACGCTTTTATCCAAGACTTCCCACGTTTTTAAACGTGAGGAGAAATTTACCGCCAATATTTTATCGCGTTGGGTAAAATCTCATCCGAGGGCGAAAATTTTATGCGAAGCTGTCGGAGTGGGGCATATTCTAGCGGCTGGCTTAGTAGCGCACGTTAATTGGTCAATGGTTTGTACAGCTGGTAAGTTATGGTCATTTTGTGGTTTAAACCCTGAAAGCGAATGGAAGAAAGGCGAAAAACGCCCGTGGAACGCCCATCTCAAACAGCTTTGTTTTTTAATCGGTGAAAGTTTTGTCAAACAAAAAAATCGAGAAAATGACGTCTATGGCAAAATTTATCAAAAGCGCAAGGACTGGGAAAACGCACGCAATGAAGCTTTAACCGCCAGTTATCCTGAAGCGCGACCCTTATTAGCCACGCTGAAAGAAACACAAGACGCTGTGAAAAGAGAAAAAATATATAAAGAACTTAAAACCAAATACGGCTTTATGCGCCCGGCGCATATTCATGCCCGCGCCAAACGATTTGCCGTTAAGCTTTATTTAGCGGATTGCGTTCACTTTTTGGCCGATGAAGGATTGCTTGAAAATTTACCCAATCCATTTTACCCCATGACGGGGAAAATGTACCTCGATAAAAATGTAGACACCTTCGAATTAAGACATTTTAATGGGGAAGAGCAGGTCTCTACCACGCGCGGATGGCAATCGCTTGTGGTATGGGCAACTGAGATTTTTAAGACGAAAAAAACCGTGTTCTCTGAGAGTACCGTAAAAAAGGAGAGAAATGCCAACGAAATGGAGAGTACCGTACTGAGGGAGAGAAAATCCAAAAAAGAAACAACGAATAAGAAAAACCGATTTAAAAATAAACGTTTGGCAAAACGACAATAACCACATACTCAGAGAGTACCGTAAAAATTGAGAGAAATAACGTTTATTACACCTCATATAAATGAGAGCGCCTTAACAAGAGAGAGAATAATCATTAACAATTAACCGTAAAAATTGAGAGAACCTTGAAAAAAGAGAAAGGAGAAATCATCGTGAACACGAAAGAAAAAGTAGAAGTTGCATTTGATGTTTATAAAAAGAACGCAGGAGAAATTATAATGAAACATCCATTTCCGTTATTAGAACAGATATTTTCAGAAGCTATAACGAAATTAGAAAAAAATTTGCCTCTCCTTGATGAAGAGATAAAAAGACATATCATGTTATCCATAAAACAATTAAAAAAAATGGTACTTCAGGGGATCGTCAAAAAAGCGGTGCAATTAGGAGAAGCTAATCCGGAAGAGCTTAAAAAATATCCACGCGCGTTTGCTTTTTTTGAAGAGGTTAAAAAAGATAAACCCGATTGGAATAATTTTTTTGAGGAATTTAACAAGAAGCATTAATTATTTAATTTTGCTTGACATTTTGATAGAAAGTTTTTATTATTAACGAGGAGAAAATAAAATGCTTGTATTGACACGCAAACCACATGAAAACGTGATTATCACCACCCCTGACGAAACTATTACCGTGAGAGTATTGCGCATTGAAAAAGGAACGGTACGCCTTGGCATTGACGCCCCTCCGGAAGTGATCATTGATCGTGAAGAAATTACCAAAAAGAAAGAAATTGCCAATCAATTTAATAGGTGAAAATAAAATGAATACTAGAGAATTATATGATTTACGCGCAACGCTTATTGAAGCGCAAGAAGACCAAATAAAAATCACTAATTTAATGAGGCATTTTTCTACTTTTTTAGAGAGTATGATAGCAATAAGCACAGATAAATTAGAGACCATTCGAGATACACTTCGAACACAAGAAGTCGAATTGACCCAACGAATGAAAAAGATTGAGTGGGAAAGGGATAGGGAGGAGGTTGAAAAAGAATGATTGAAGATAGATCAATCGGCCTTGGGGGCTCAGACGCCGCCGCTGCATTAGGCTTTGATAAATATTGTTCCCCTTATCAGCTATGGCTTGAGAAAACAGGACGCGCTGACCCCAAATCTACAGGATTAGCCGCAGAAGTGGGTACTTATTTAGAGCCGTTTGTAGCGCAGAAATATGAACAAATTAAAAATGTAAAAGTGAGAACCGCTGAAGGCACCCTTTATCATCCCAAATATTCTTTTTTATACGCCCACCTTGATCGACTTGTAAAAACAAGCGAGGAGTTAGCCGATGACATTATCATTGAATGCAAAACAAGCGGCGCTTTTCGACAATATGAATGGGGAGAAGAAGACACGGGTAAATTGCCACCCCCTTATCTTTTACAAGTATATTATTATTTAGCATTAACTAATTTTAAACAGGCAGATGTGGCCGTCTTGATTGGCAATCATGACTTTAAAATTTATCGCATTCCACCCAACCAAGAATTGCAACAAACCATTATTGATGGGATGGTAAATTTTTGGGAGGAATATGTCCTCAAAGATATTGCGCCTTCCCCAAAAACTTGGTTTGATTTAAAGCACCGCTACCAAGATATTAAAAAAAATTTGCGAGAAGCAAGCGCGGGCGAAGTAGAGATGATTAAAGAGTACAATTCACTTAATACGGCTATTAAAAAACAACAAAAACATATCGATCATATTAAATGGAAATTATGCAATGGGATTGGCGAAAATAGCGGCCTGTCAACTGCCGATGGAAAAACCCTTGTCACCTGGAAAGAAATGAAAATCAAAGCTCCCACTTGTCCGCATTGCCACCTACCGTTATACGATAAACCAGAACTACCACAACGGCGGTTTTGGGTTTGTAAAGCAGCGAAGGGATTATAAAGTGAATAAGAAAATGGTAAAAATGAGTGAGGAGGTAAGAAGAGTGAAAGAGAAAGATAAAAAGAAGGCCAATGACTCAAAGTTTGTATACGTAAAAAGTAAAGATGAAACGCTAGATGATCTGCCCCCGGATATCAAACGTGGTCAGCAATTGAGAGAATTTATCAAAGAAACTTGTGACAAAGAAATAGGCTTTGTTGAATATATGTTAGATAAGTACGCTATTTTTGCGGATGAGCTGACTGAGCAGCAAAAAGTAGTTGAGTTACTAAATTGCAGTAAAGAAGAGTTACAAATACGCGCTGAAATGAAACAACAGGGGGCTTCCGAGGCTTTTGACTCTAAAAATTTTAAGGATAATGCAAAGGAGACAGCATATGATAAATTAATAGCGCGAGTTTCCTCGCTTGATGCAATTTATAAGATTGATAATTTAATGTGCGCTGCTAATGCCGCACAAAACTATCTTTCTAATTTGAAAACAGACCCTGGGATGCCATTCTCTAACCGATTTTTGCATGTTAGTTTGTTGTTATCAGCTCTGACTGACGCACGTCTAGTTATGCAGCAACTACAAAACGGAGAAAAGCAATGAAAAGAGGAGAAGAAAAAATGAGCACTGACTTATCATCATTTAGAGAGACCTCATTTGGTAAAATGCCAACCACCATGCGCGATGCGTGGACCCTAGCTACCATGCTTGCAAAAAGCTCGCTGGTACCTAAGGCTTATATTGGGAAGCCACATGATATTTTTGTAGCGCTCGGAATGGGCGTTGAACTGGAGATACATAAACCACTCCAAACCTTGCGATCTATTAATGTCATTAATGGGATGCCAACCGTGTGGGGAGATATGCTCCTGGCCTTAGCTATGCGCCATCCTGATTTTGAGGACATTGAAGAAAAAATTGATGGCGACGGAGACCAGCGCACCGCAACATGTATCATTAAGCGTAAAAATAGAACCCCAGTAGTAAGAACATTTAGCATTGCCGAAGCAAAGCGAGCCGGTTTATTATCACGTAATGGAGCGTGGCAATCTTACCCGGATCGAATGCAACTTAGGCGAGCGCGCGGTTTTGCCGTACGGGACAGCTTCCCAGAAGTAACGTGTGGGATAGGAATTGTAGAAGAAGTAAACGATTATGCCTTTGAAGAAGAACGCCCCTCATTAAACATCTCGGAAGATAACGGCCATCAAGGCCAAGCCCAACAGCTTTTGAATGCTTTAAAAACCAAACACACGCCGGAAGTAGATATTTTTTCCACCAAAGAGAAAATCTTTGAAGAACCATCTCACCCTGAAGAGGAAGCCGCCAAGCAGGAGGATATAAATACGGAACAAATGATTGATGAAATCAAAATGTCCCAGCGGTATAAATCCGAAGACAACATTAATTTAGAGGAAATTGACGATGATTTTAAAGACTTTCCAGCGCTCGCTGAAGAAATGGCTGAAGAGCAATCATCCTTGTAATTGTGTCATAAAATTCCTTAATTACATGGAAAGTTAATGATAAAGGAGACTAAAAAAAATGATCCGTGAAATAATTTACTATTTTATTTATTTATTTGGAATGGCACTTGCGATGATGTTCATTGCTCAAACCATGATTTGGAATGATAATCGGCGTAATAAAAAAGAAGATGAACTTTCTACATTGCATCAAGCCTATAAAAATTTAAAAGATCAATTAAAAGATACCAACGAATTGCTAGATTTTCATTTAATGTTTTCACGAAAATTAATTTATTTATCATGTAATTATGATATATCCATTTATAAAAGTCGGCTGCGAGAATTAATGGAAGAAAATTATAACTGGTGGGAGCATATAAGCCAAACCAAACAACAAGGATGGAGTCAATTTTCAATCCGACAATTAACCAGGGAAACGGTCGCTTATGAGGAATGGGTAGGAAAACAACTCATCAAAGATAAAAAAATTGGTTTAATCGTCCGTCAAAAAGAGTGGATGATATAGAAAATGCAACTTGCAATAATTATTCCCTTATTAGCGGTTCTTATCGTTATTATATCCGTAATTTTACTAAGAGTTTCTTTTTGTCAATTAGTAGAAGCGCGCCGCAATTACAAAAGACTGAGTCACTGTTATCATCGAAAGAAACGTCAAAAAGAGAGTCGTGGGCGCGCTTATGTCGGCGTCCGCCAGCTCCTGCATAACGTGCAAGAAGATAATCGTAGGATGAGTAAAACGATTGATTCACAAATTGATGAAATCAGCTATAAGAATAGAAAAATAAATGAGCTGAAAGAAAGAATAGAGGAATACGAAAAGTCGTTATGGTTTAAGCTGTAAATTCTTGACATTGAATAATGAAATGCTAACATGCAAGGATGATCGCAAAACCGATGTTGCATCCCCTCATTCACCAAGAACGGCAACGTATTGGAAAATTAATTGCCCAAAAACGGGTACAAAAAGGGCTATCTTTACGCACTATGGCAATGCGTTTAAAAATGAGTCATAACTATATCCATCTCCTAGAGAAGGGATATTGTAAAATCTCTTTAAAAGCAGCTAAGCGTTTAAGTCGCCTTTTTAAAATTCCATTTGAAGAATTATATTGGGGAGAAGGAAAAAATAATTATTGGCATCGGCTACAATTAGGAAAAGAGTTAGTCCTTCAACGCATCAGCCAAGGATGGAGCGTTGAAAAGATAGCAGCGCTTTTGAATGAAAAAGTAAAAACAGTCTATACGGTAGAAGAAGGCTATTTATTTGTCCCCTTAGCCAATATTGATCGCTGGAGCGAAATATATCGATTACCATTGCATGTTTTACGAGGAGATTACTTTAAAGAAAATATGACTAACCACATAAAACGAGAGAACCAGAAAGTGGAAGAGAATAAACAATAATAAATACCTTGCTACCTGAGAGAGCCAGATGAGAAAAGAGATAATAACCACATTAAGCGAGAGAACCGTAACCGGTGAGAGAATAATAACCACTTCTATTGAGAGAACCGGAGCCATCGAGAGAACCGTAACCGGTGAGAGAATAATAGCCACATCTATCGAGAGAACCGTAGCCAGCGAGAGAATAACAAGTAATAATAACCATTTATAGAGAGAGAGCCACATTTATAGAGAGAGAGCTAAGATGATTAAAGAGTACAATTCACTTAATGCGGTATGAGGATTGAGAGATCCTAAAAAATAAAGTAAAACCAGAGTTAGAGAGAGTACCTCAATATTGGAGAGAAACCATATAAAAACCATCCATAAAGAGAGAACCAGAAGGTAAGAGAGATGCGCGAAAAAATCAAAAAATTAATTGCCGAAATCGAAGAAGAAAAACTTTTTTATCTCGCCAAAGCTCATACTTTAGAAAAATGCATTTATGGGTTGCAGCATCAAGAAAAAATAGCGTGGAAAAAGGAAGACCCGCTACATCGAAAATTAAGATGGGAAGATAAGAGAACAGAAGACTACATGCCGGGCATCACGCATGATATGGCACGCATTCATTTTACAGTATCCTATCCGGATTATGCCCGCGAAATTACATCTGAAAAATCACAAACCATCTATGCCGAGGCGGCAGCCGAATTAATAGGGAAGAATGAAAAAATAAAAGAATATCTACTCACATATGCCAAGATAGTAGAACTGAATGCTAGA